CTGCAGACAATCGTAACACCATGGAGTACATCATCGACTGACTAAGTGTTACGAACAGTGTGCCCTCTAAGTTATTCGTAGAGGGCACAATTCTTATTCGTTCGTGTTAGGCAGTTGTTGTTATTATGGGGGGTCGTTATAAAAAACCAATGGGAACCTAACCTACAGAGGTGACAAAACGATCGATAGATATAAGGATCAAAAAAATTTTCCGAGGTAATTTTTTATGTTTGGATGGATTCACAAAAACGGCAAAAGTCGTCCTAATAGAAATAAATCAAAGGGACAAGGAAGGACCATGGCGCAAAAAAATGCTGCTAGGAAACGTCGCAAGAAAAAATAATCCGAGAGTAAAAACCGACCCTTGGAGGTCGCATATATAATTCATCGATGGGTTTCATGATCCGTCAAAAATTTTCGCAGAAAAATTTGGTCCTATATGGAAAAACTATATCATATCTACGCAGGTAGTAAATGTCTCTTCCCGAATATTAAGGAGGAGGATTTTACTGTTACTTGGAATACTGTAAGGGGTATGGTTGGTCTGATGCAGACTGACTATACCATAGACGATCTCTCATATGAGATGGTCACTATTAATCGTCAGATGATGCAAGAAGCTTCATATTGACAATCAACACATACACTGATAGAATTGATCTGAAGGTTATTCAAAACTATGGCAAAAGGATTTACTGTAAAAGCAAACGCACCAAAGAAGAAGACTGAAGGTGCTGAATTTGACTATGAGGCAATCAAAGAACGGATGAGGGGCAAGAAGATTGTCTTCTGTCTACCTGGACGAGGTTGTTCATTTACATTTCTAAAGAACTTTGTACAACTGTGCTTTGATCTAGTACAGAATGGAATGAGTATTCAGATCAGTCAAGATTACTCATCCATGGTGAACTTTGCACGTTGTAAGGTACTTGGAGCAAATGTATTACGAGGTCCCAATCAGAAACCTTGGGATGGTAAGTTAGAGTATGACTATCAACTTTGGATTGATAGTGACATTGTATTCAACACTGATAAGTTTTGGCAACTCTGTGATAATGCACTTGCTGCTGATGGTAGTGAGAAAGAAGTTGTTGCTGGTTGGTATCTCACAGAAGATGGGAAGACTTCATCTGTTGCCCATTGGCTAGAGGAGGAGGACTTCCGTAGTAATGGTGGGGTAATGAACCATGAAACGATCGAGACTCTACCAAATCGCAGGAAGCCATTCACAGTTGACTACACTGGTTTCGGATGGGTATTGATTAAGAATGGAGTCTTTGAGAATCTTGAGTATCCTTGGTTTGCTCCGAAGATGCAAGTATTTGAGTCGGGCGCTGTACAGGATATGTGTGGTGAGGATGTATCATTCTGTCTTGATGCAAAGGAGAAAGGATTTGATATCTGGTGTGATCCACGCATTCGTGTAGGACATGAGAAGACTCGGGTGATTTGATATGGTTAATATTTACTACCAGGGCCGAAAGCTCTATAGTAATATCACTCATGAAGAAGCAGCAGATATTCTTCATGAGTTAGCCTTAGAAAAATACGAAGAAAAGAAAGACATTGACTTAGATCAATTAGACATTGAAACAATTATAGAAGAATGAAAATCGCAATTATCGGTAAAGGTACTTCTGCGATCATTACTGCTCTACGTCTGATCCAAGATGATCATGATGTAGAGTTTTTTTATGATCCAGATACAAAACCTTTAAGTGTTGGAGAATCAACGACACCACATATTCAATCATTAATATTAAGTGCTCTTGATATTAGTATTGGAGATCTTGCTGATGCAGGTATTGTATCTTATAAGAATGGTATTAAGTATCGTGGATGGGGAAAAGGAGAACCATTTAGACATCATTTCCATGGTGGTGAGGTTGCATTTCATTTTGAGAGTGGAATTTTAAATCCGTTTATTCATAATCATCTAGAGAATGAATTAGGTATTGAATATCATGGAGAACGTGTTGAAGGATATGAGATTAGTGAAGAATCAGTTAATGTCAATGGTCGTGATTATGACTTTGTAGTGAATTGTGCAGGATGGGATGATTCATCAGAATATTATAAACCCGTCTTTGAAACAGTTAATTCAGCAATTCTTTATACAAAAGAGAGTATTGATGATGTAACATATACATTACATACAGCAACACCAGATGGATGGGAATTTGGATTACCATTTCCTGATCGTGGTATTACAAAATGTGGGTATTTGTATCATAATAAACTTTCAGATCCACAGATTGAGGGAAAGAGAATTTCTTGGACTCCACGATTTGCAAAGAAGTTAGTACAGAATCGTTTTGTAGCATTTAATGGTAATCGTTTATTTTTCTTTGAACCATTAGAAGCATTATCATTAATGTATTATCATGATTTTGCATCAGAGATTTGTGAGTTCTTAAAGAGTGATCGTTCTATTGATGCATATCAAGAAGTGAATCGTAACTATCTTGAATCAATGACTTCTTATAGTAAATCATTGTCTTGGTATTATTCATATGGATCTGTATATGATACACCTTTTTGGAAGACAACATCAGCAAGAGCAAATGTATATTTCAATACTCAAATGTTCACACATCGTTATGAATCTCTTCTAGAAGCATATTATGCAGATCGTTATACTACTAAAGAAGAGCCAGAATATTTAAAGATTGGTTGTTTTGGATATCATGACTTTAAGGACGTTCATTGCGGAATGCTTCAGAGACCCATCCAGGACCTTCTAGAAGACGTGTTTAAGTACCCTCTGGACCCTTTACATACTGACGATGATGATGTATAATATACAGGTAAACACAAAGGAGTTACATGGCAGTACGTTCTAAGATCGGTCTTTCAGGTGCCAACTTTATGCCTGGCAAACCTAAGAAGTCCCGTCAAGGTTCTTCAGAGAATACTAAGCTTTCTGCAACCTCACGTAATGGTCGTAAGAAGCGTTATCGTGGTCAAGGACGTTAAATAGAGCAAGTTATGCTTCATTTTTAATGTCTGCACTTATCTGCAATCTTCCATCAGTAGAAGTATGGGTTCGTAAAGAATATCTCACAGATCATCAGTCTGGTCATGGTGAGTTTGTCAAAGGCGTTTGGGTATCGGCAAAGTCGATGCCTGGACGCACTTTTTATTTTGAGACATACTTGCCCGAATATGCGGCAATGTATGATAAATTGCCAATTAGTGCATTCCTTTCAGAACCAGTAATACCTGATCCAGATATGGATTTACCAAACTTACAGTTTTGGAACTGTATGGACTATGGAGTAGTGTCAATTCATAAACAATTCATTGGTTCTATGGACTATGAACTGTATACAAGAGATTTTGGTATTCAAAAAGGCACTTATATCTGCACTTTGGACAATTATCATCAAGATATGGATACTATTGATTGCTATACAGCAGAAAATCCTGCAGAACACAAGTCTCATAACCTCATTGAACTGGAAAATGGGCAGTATGCACTGTATCCAAACAATAGAATGCGTATTTTTGACAACAGTTTGACTCCTGTTGACCCAAAAATGCCTGATTTTAAGGTTTCAACGCAATATTATCAGGTTGAAAACGGATTTGAACGTCTTGGAATGGGTAGAGAGGACGAATATTTCTGGAAAACTGCTCAAGAACGGGAAAATATGCCAAAATCTGAGGAAAAATAGGGTTTACCCCCGTTTCTCTCGTAAAAACTCTCAGGTGCATTGCATCTGGGAGTTTATTTTTGCGTAATAAATAAAATGATAATACCTATTCTATGTTCTGATGCCTGTAGAGAGGACTAGTAAAGGATTTAAAGATGTTAGTTTAACATTTAAACGAAATCCTTTGAATAAAGACATGCTATCAGTCACAAATGAGACTGCTATTTCTCGTGCTGTGAGAAATTTGATCCTTACGAAGAAAGGTGAAAGATTTTTTGACCTAGAGTTTGGAACAAATGTATCAAATCTTTTGTTTGAGAATATTGGTCCTTTTGCTGCAGACTCTATTAGGGATGAAATTATATCAGCAATAAGAAATTATGAACCAAGAGTAGAAATTGTTAATGATACTGACATAGAGGTTGTGCCAAATTTTGATAATAATCAGTATGATGTCACCATTAGGTACAATATAGTTGGTATTGCACCTGACTCTCAAGAAATTTCATTCGTCCTAAAATCAGTAAAGTAAATGGCTATCACAAACTTCACAAGCCTAGATTTTGAAGATATTAAAGACACTATCAAACGATATATTCGTTCTGATAGTAAGTTTACTGATTATGATTATGAGGGATCTACATTATCCCTGATCATCGATATGCTTGCATATAATACCTACATTTCAGCATATAATGCTAATATGCTGAGTAATGAGGTGTTTTTAGATGGTGCTACTCTTAGAGAAAATGTAGTTTCTCTTGCAAGAAATATTGGATATTTGCCCAGACCTCGTAAAGCATCTGTTGCTGAAGTATATTTCAATGTCGATACTGCAGAATTCCCAGTATTACCACGTTCTTTGACATTAAAAAAGGGTATTGTTGCTGTTAATTCAGAGCAGTTTACTAATAAGAACCTAACTTTTTGTATACCAGAAGATATTACATCTATTGTTAAGGATGATCAGGCAGAATTTGATATCAAGGTGTATGAGGGTGCATTAGTTCAACAAAGGTTTGAAGTTAGTGAATTTGATGTCAATCAAAGATTTATTTTAGATAACGTTGGTATTGATTACACAACTTTAAGAGTAAGTGTCTATGGAGATGCTTTTACAGATGATAAAGTAGTATATGATCTTGCCACTTCCATTAGAGAAATTGAGGGTGATTCTAAAGTTTATTTCTTACAAGAAATTCCAGACGAAAGATATGAACTTATCTTTGGGGACAATATATTTGGTAAAAAATTAGAAAATGGAAACATTGTAGAAGTTTCATATATTGTTAGTAATGGTGAGGATGGTAATGGTGCAGATCTTTTCCGTTTTGTTGGAAATATTGTAGACAATAACAATAATGTTATTGATAGAGATATTTCTATAATTCAAACAACAAATTCTGCATCTGGTGGATTAGATATTGAATCTGTAAAATCAATTAAAAATTATGCAGGAAGAATTTACGCATCACAAAATCGTGCAGTAACCACTAACGATTATGAAGCTATTGTGAGAAAAATATACCCAGAAGTTGAATCTATTAATGCTTTTGGTGGTGAAGAGTTAAGTCCTCCAAAATTTGGAAGAGTTTTCATCACAATCAAACCTCAAAGTGGAAATTATATTTCAAACAGTCTAAAAGATAGTATAAAAAGAGAATTGAGGAAATATTCTGTAGCAGGAATTGTTCCAGAAATTCTAGATACAAAATATCTTTTTGTTGAATGTGATACTTCTGTTTATTACAATTCAAATCTTGTTAGTAGTGCAAATACGGTGAGACAAAAGGTCATCAGAACACTGAATAATTTTGCTGACAGTGATGAAATGAATATGTATGGATCTAGATTTAAATATACAAAGTTTACTTCACTGATTGATAAATCAGACGAATCTATAACTTCTAATATTACTGAAATTAGAATTCGTAGAGATTTAAGAGCAGTTTTGAATAGGAGAGCCGAATATGAAATTTGCTTTGGCAATCAATTCAAAATTTTAAATCAAAAAGGTTACAATATTAAGTCCTCTGGATTTAGAGTAAGTGGTATATCTAAGCAAGTATATCTTTCCGACATACCTGCTGCAGATGGTGAGACTGGAGAAGTCGTATTAATAACGATTCAGGATATTCCACCAAATGTTGGCAATTCCCAATATATTGTCGATAGTCCTTCGGCAAGTATAGTTAGAAGAAGGGTCGGAACTATTGATTATATCAAAGGTGAAATCAAATTAAATGCAATAAATATAGTATCTACAGAAGTTGAACAAAATTCAATTATTCAAATATCTGCAAGTCCAAACTCTAATGATGTGATAGGACTTCATGATCTATTTTTACAGTTTGATGTAAATTATAGTTCTGTCAATACTATTATTGATAATATTTCTTCTGGTGCAGATCCAACAGGGTCTAGATACATTTCAACTCCAAGTTACTCTGACCGAAACGTCATTCGTCTAGTAGAAAATACCCTCTCTTAATAAAAAAATGGTAGATAAGAATAAAATCCGTCTTGCTCAGGTTCTTCAAAACCAAGTTCCAGATTTTGTTAATGATGATTTTCCACTCTTTAAGGATTTTTTACGTCAATATCAAGAATCTTTAGAATATCCTGGAGCACCTCAGGATATTCTACAAAATATTGATAATTATATCAACTTGGATGTACTTTTGTTGACTCCACAGTCAACAACTCTTACTAATGAGGCAGATCGTTATACTGATTCTATTGAAGTCGTAAGTACTGAGGGATTTCCATCTTCGTATGGTCTTTTAAAAATCGATGACGAAATTATTACATATACATCAAAAACTTCTACAACATTTGAGGGGTGTGTAAGAGGTTTTAGTGGAATTAGTGAATATGGTGATGAAATTATTTTTTCAGAGTCAGTAACTGATTATCATTATTCTTTTTCTACTGTAGAAAATCTTAGTGCATTATTTTTAAATGTATTCTTATCAAAATTAAAGAAGCAAGTATCTCCAGGGTTTGAGAGCAGAGAATTATCCGAAGATTTAAATTCTAGACTATTTTATAAGCAAATAAGTGACTTTTATTCTTCAAAAGGAACCGAAGAAGGATTTAAGATTCTATTTAATGCTTTATACAACAAAAAAGTAGAAATTATTCGTCCAAGTGATAGTGTTTTTGAAGCTTCTGCTTCATCAAATAGAAGAGTACGAGATTTAGTCTTAGAAGCACTTGATAATGATGTTGATTATACCGATTTAATCTTAAATAGAACAATTTATCAGAGAGAAACCAATAGCCAAGATCTAGAAGAGCCAATTACTGCTTATGGTACTATTACAAATGTAGAAAGAATACAAAGAGGTACAAAAACTTATTATATTGCTAGCTTAGATAATGATTATGATAAAGACATTTCAGTAGCTGGAACAGTTTTTGGAAAGTTTGAAGTTACTGCATCCACAAGAGTAACAGAAGATTATGAAGAAGATGCTGAGGGCAATAGACCATCCGTTTTACATGTAGATTCATGTATAGGATTTGACGCATCTAGAAATTTGAATGTATATTATGAAGATGGCACTGTAAGATCAATTTCAGTTGATGATAATTCTGTTAACGAATTTTATAGAGTAGTTTCTAATAATGATATTCCCCGAGGATCTTTAATCTCCTCTAAGAGATATGGATATGTAACTTTAGATGATGAAAGCACTGCATATTTTAGAATCACAAGTGTACTTAGTGACTTAATTCCTGATGATAATTCATATTTCTTTGACAATGATCCAGTAAAGTTTAATACTTTAGGACTAAAAGATCAAAGTAAGAAATATAATGATTGGACCTATAATGTAGCAACAACATATAACATTGATACTATTTCATTAGTAAGTGAAATTGAAAGAAAGTATTTTATTACTCTTCAAGATGGTTTTGATATTACATTAAATGATAGATTTTTTCTAAAGTCTTCAACGGGTGAAAGTTATGATGTTCAGGTTGTTTCTAGAAATGATCTATCTACTTATGTTATCATATCATCTTCTCGCATCACAGACTTTGATTCTACATTAAAAACATTTACTTTAGAGAGAAAACTCAATAAAGCCAATTTTAGATTTTTTCCTGAAGCAAATGAGTATGCTTCCGATGTCCAGAACATTTATAGACCTAAAGATTTAAGAGATGAATTATTTGTAACATCTTCTTCTATCCCTAATTATTCTAATGAACAACTGACAACAAATGACAGAAGAATTACTTTTTCAGTTTCTTTACCATCAAATCAAAACAATAAAAATATAAAAATTGGTGCCGATGCTACACCAACGGTTCCAGAAAAAACTCATTCATTTTATACTGGAGATTCTATCATTTATAGTGAACCAGAAGAAGATGATTTTGGAGATCCAAACACTAATAAACTAAGTATACCAAATGGCAGATATTATGTAACAGTAGTTGATAATAAAACAATTAAGTTATCAACAAGTTTGAACAGAGTATATTCTAAGGAATATATTACAGTAGAGGGAAGTGTAACCAATAATACTTTCTACTATTCAGACTATTCCGATATTGAAAGAGTTTTAAATCTTGAAGATCCTTTCACTTTAAAGTCAAAGAGAATTGTAAAACGAATTATTCCACCAGTTGATCAAATTGTTCCTGAAGAAACTAAAACGGGAAAGATTGGAATTTTGAGAAATGGTGTTGAAATATTAAATTATAAATCAAAAAATAATATTTTTTATGGTGAATTGGAGGATGTCTTTGTATTGTCTGGTGGTGAAGGTTATGATATCACTAGTCCACCAGCATTGGAAATTTTTGATGGTGAAAATGCAGATGGTGTTGCAAATGGCGGTATTAATGCATCTGGAGATTTTGTAATAAAAGGATCTATTGTAGGAACAAATGTTATTAACGGTGGATTTAATTATATTGATGCACCAACTGTAAAAATTAGTGGAGCTAATGGATCAAATTGTGATGCAATTCCAGTTATGGAAACTTATACTCATGAAGTAAAATTTGATGCATCAACTCAATTTGGTGTTGGTATAGCAACTGATACTATCATCACTTTATCAAATCATTATTTCTATCCAGGAGAAAAAGTTCTTTATGATACTTTTGGAAGAGATGAAATTGGAGGTCTTAAAAACAAATCAATCTATTATGTTGGTGTAATTGATAATACATCATTTACTTTACATAATAATGAAAGAGATGCTGAGAATTTAGAAAACAGGATTGATCTGACTGCATTTGGAGTAGGTGATCATAAGCTAGTTGCCTTACAGAAAAAGAAAAAACTTTCCGAAATTAGAGTTACAAATTCATCAGAAGATTTCACTTATAGGAGAGTATCATACGATCCAAATATATCATCTGTTCCAATCGATTTTTATTCAAACAATATTATCATTCCAAATCATGGATTTAGTAATGGTGAGATTATCGTTTATGATGCGACAACAACACCTATTTCAGGTTTAACAAGTTCTTCAAGTTACTATGTCACTAAAGTTGATGATAATAGATTTAAATTATCTGATATTGGAATTGGAAACACATTAAGTACATATTATTACGATAATAACATCTATAAAGACTTAACAACTTTTGGTGTTGGAAGACAATATTTTAAATATCCAGAAATTACTGTAGAAGTAACACCATCTAAGAAGAGTATTTACGCAGTATCTCCGCAGGTTGAACCAGTTGCTAGAGGTACTATTACAAATGTATTTTTAGAAAACAAGGGTGTTGGATATGGTTGTACAAACATTATTAACTATAATAGGCAACCAAGAATAACTGCAGAACCTGGAAAACTAGCATCTGTAAAACCATTTATCGTAAATGGAGTTATAGAAGAAGTAATTATTCAAAATGTTGGTCAGAATTATTCATCAAATCCAAGTATTGAAATTTATACCGATGGAAATGGATATGGTGCAGAATTAATTCCAGTCATATCAAACGGTGTTTTATCTGATGTTATAGTAAAGAATGGTGGATATAATTATAATGATTCTACAGAGATAGAAATTGTATCTGCTGGATCTGGTGCGAAGTTCCAAGGTAAAATAACAAAATGGAATATCAATGAGGTTGAAAGAAATCTAAATTCAAATCAAATTTATGATGATGATGGTTTCATCTATCAAGATTCTACAACGACTCTTGACGATGCTGAAGAGTATGGAATTTTGCAATATGGTCATTGCTACGTTCCAAGAAAATTAAGAAGTTCTTTATATAACAAAAAAGTAGTTGATGGAAGAACTATTTTTAGTTCAGATTTAATTCTAGATAATTTGGGCAGAGAAACTGATTCGGATTACCACTCTCCAATTATAGGATGGGCATATGATGGTAATCCAATTTATGGACCATTTGGATACGCAAATCCAGATGGAACGGGTGGAATCAAGAGAATGATAAGTGGTTATTCTAAGAGAAATACTGCAAACAGACCATCAATAACAGATTTCCCCTTAGGGTTTTTTGTAAATGACTACGAATGGCTTGCAACAGGAGATTTGGATATTCATAATGGAAGATTTTGCGTAACACCAGAATATCCAAAAGGAATATATGCATATTTTTCAACCTTAGGAACTAATGATGCTGGATTTAAAAACTATAAATTACCAGCATTCCCATATTTTATCGGAAATACCTTTAAATCCAAAGTAATTGATTTTAACTATGATTCTACTGTAACACAGTCTGATTTTATCTATGGGGATATTAAAGAAGATTATAAAAAATATGATCTACTTAGAAATATTCAACCATACAATATTTCATCTCCATATGGAAAATATGAATACTTATTTAACCCATCAGATAACACAGATTTTATTTCTAAAATCAAAAAAGTAAGTTCTGGTACTGTTACTGATATTAATATTTTTGAAGGTGGTAGAGATTTTAAAGTTGGTGATAAGATTACTTTTGAGTATGATCCAACATTAGCAAATAGAAGACCACTAGCAAAAGTTGTTAGTATTGGTGGAACTGAAGTTTCTTCTGTTTCTATCGCATCTTCTAGCATTTATGATGTAGAAGTAATTAATACTTCCTTTGGACAAGCTCTTGGTATTTACACATCACAGCACAATCTGTCATCTGGATTAGCAAATATTCTTAATACTGAAGAGAATACTACTTATGATGTGAATTTAGAAGTCCGTCAAAAGCAACTTGTTTTAAGTGGTGACATTGGACAACCATCTCAAACTGGAATTGTTACCTATTTTGGAATTTATGGATTAAAATCTAGCAAAAATGAAATTCCAATCCTTTCAAATGATGTATTTAAAATTAAACGTGGTAATTTCTATGAAGAAATAAAGATCCTCAATATAGATTCTTTTAATTCAAGACTTAGAGTTCAAAGAGAAATTAATGGAACTATTGGGACAAGTTATTCGGCAGGAACCAAGTTAGATGAACTTCCAAGGAAATTTATTATTCAAAATAATGATTTCCAGAATACAAAAATTGGTAAGTTTAATTCTCAATTCTACTTTAATCCACAACAATCTGTTGGTGTTGGAATTGGAACTACAATTAGTGTATCTAATCCTGGGGCAGGTTCTACTCAGAGATTCATTGCAGGAAATAGAATATATCTTGCAGGAAATACCTTAGAAATTAATGACGTAATTTACTATGATTACGATAGCAATCCTATTAGAGTAGAGTCTTTTGGTGATGACTTTAATCTTGTTAAAAATAAACCATATTATGCAGTTCCATTTCAAAATGGTCTAATTGGTATTTCCAGTAGACCCGTTGGATTCGGATCTACTGGAATTGTTGGAATTGGTAGTGAAACTGAACTCTTAACATTTACTAGTTTTGGTGTAGGTGATAATCACAGTTTTAAAACTGATTATGACAATCTTACAAAATTAATTGTATCAACTTATGAGGCAACTGTAGAAACAACTACAGATCATAACTTGAGTGCAAATGATCTAATAACTTTTGAGTGTAAATCAAGTGCCGAAAAAACTATTAAAATTGCGTATAATCAGCAAAATAAAAAGTTTGGTACGGGACTGTTTGCATTTATTTCTTCTGATGTAGATACTCAGACTAATATCATCACTATTAATAATCATGGTTTAAGGACAGGGCAAAAAGTTATTCTAGAATCAGACTCTGCTCCAGGTGGTTTGGTTAATAATGGTGTGTATTATGTTCTTGTACATTCTCAGAATGAGATCAAATTGTCTATTGATGGTGAAACTACAAAAAATATATCCACCCAATCATTTGGTCGTCTGATTGTAGTAAATCCCCCGTTGACTTTAGAAAAAAATAAAACTTTAAAATTTGATTTATCGGATCCTAGTCTTTCTTATGTAAGAAGTAATATTAGATATCCAGCATTTACCCTCAAATTCTTCTATGATGAGAATTTAAGGCATGAGTTTATTTCTTCAAAACTATCAAATGCATTGAGTGTAAGAAAGTCTGGCAGGATTGGTATTGATGTTGATGCAAACGTAAAATTAGTTTGTGATGATAACTTCCCATCTAAACTATACTACAAATTAGATCCTATTAAAGATAATGTAACTCCATTTACATTTACTCAGCTACTTCTTGATTCTGATTATGAAAATTCTATTTCTATAGTAGAAAGTCCTATAAATGGTGATTATGTAATTAATACTGTTACTGATAAAACTTTTAGATATAAACTAAACCAAAAACCAGATTCTTCATCTTATGTGAAGGCAATTGACTCTCTATCATATTCCGCAATTTCAACTACTGCTTCTGGTCCAATAAATGAGGTTGATTTTGTTTCTTCTGGTTTTGGTCTTATTAAACTTCCAAGAATTAAAGAAGTTATAACTGAAAATGGAATCGATGAAATTCTTTTTGCAAGATCAACAACTATTGGTAAAGTAAAAGATATTGATATTTCCGATATTGGATTTGATTTCCCATCAGATACTACACTTAGACCAAGAGCTTTCTCACCATCAGTATTTAAAATTGACCCTCTAACTTCCGTTGAGTCAATTGAAATTGAATATCCTGGAAAAAATTACACTGTTCTTCCAGATTTAGTAATGCTTGATGGTTATACAAATGAAGTTGTAGACGATCTTGTACTGGATTATATTGAAAACGAAGATTTTGAAGTTAAAATTATTAAAAATACTAAAAATCTTTATGACGTAGAACCAAGATTAATCCCAATTAATAATAGTAATGGATATAAAATTCTAAATCTAACATATGATAGTGGATCTAAAGATGCAACAATCACTTTGGATGTTGTTGGTTTTAGTACCTTAAGTGCTTGGCCATTCCCTGTTGGATCCCAATTTATGATTGAGGGTGTTGTAACAATAAATCCCGAAACTGACGAGGGATACAACACATCTGATTATGATTACAAGGCATTGTTTACCGTAAAAACTGCAGATCCTAATATTGGAGGTCAACTTCCATCATTCACATTCAATATGAGTGATTTTGTTGTTAAAAATAATCCTGGTGTTTTTAACCTTCTATTTACTTCTGCTAGAGTAATTCCACAATCATATTTCCCAAGATTTACTGTCAATAGAGAACCAAATAAATTCTTTGTTGATGAACTTATAACAAATGGTACTACTGAAGATATTGTAGTTTCTTGGGAAATCAAAAATGAAATCTTAAAAGTCTTTACAAGTACTCCAGAACTTTATAAGATTGGTGATTTTATTGTAGGTAAAACTTCAAAATCCAGTGGTACTCTAACTGAAGTTATCGGCATCACTACACTAACATATGAATTAGATGCATCTAATGCAAAGAGAAATAGATTTTATGATAAGAAAGGTTTCTTAAATGAAGAAACTCAAAGAATTCATGATAGTGATTATTATCAATACTTCTCATATTCAATCAAGTCCGAAGTAGGAATTGGGTCATGGTCTGATCCTGTAGAATCTCTAATTCATCCATCTGGAATGAAGAAGTTTAGTGATTTACAGGTAATATCTGTTTCTGATGATGATTCTGAAATGGTTGGTATTCAGACTGGAAGTGGGTTTACTGGAATTGCTGATATCGATTCTTATTATAACTTAAATTGCGTTCATGATATTGATATTGCTACAGAAAATAATATTCTTAATAAAACATCTGATGAAATTAGATTTAATTCATTAGCACTTGTTGACTATTTTGAATCTATTGGTAATAGAGTTCTAATTGTTGATGATATTAGTGATGAATTTAATAGCAATCCAAGACCAACTGCTTTCGTTACCGTAGATACATTTAGTTTAGATAAGTATAGATCTAAAAAATACATTCTATTCACCAATAACAAAAAGTTCCCAGGTGAAAGGCAGATGATCATTGTGAATGTTATTCATAATGGTACATATGGATTCTTAACTCAATATGGTCTAGTCGAAACAAATACAGTTCAAGGATATTTTGATATTGGGGTTTTTGAAAGAAATGGTCTATTATTATTCTATCCTGTTGAATTTAGATTTACTGATTATAATGTAAGTGGTCACTCTTATGCTGCTGCTGAGTCTATTGCAGGAATTTCAACTCAATATATTGGTGATATTGCAAATGTAGGAGTTCAAACAGTAACAATTCCACAAGGAACAAGTACTGCAACTAAAATTGTAGGTATCGATTCTTCATATACATCTTCAAAGGTTATTGTTACTCTTGAGGCAACTGATTTACAATACTTCCAATATGATGAATTTAATATCGTTCATGATGGAACTGAAATCTATGAAACTGAATTTTCAACATTAGCAACAGATAATTTTTCTGACCAAGATGTTTCACTTGGTATTGGAACTTATGGGTTTAGATATAATGGAAATGAAATTGAGATGACTTTAGCACCAAGTGTGGGTCTTTCTACAAATTATAAAGTATTCTCTACAGTAGTTTCTATCTCAGATACTTCTAGAGTTTCTAGTGGTACAAGTACTTATAATAATACATTAACCACAGTAGGATTTGGAAGCACTACTGTTGATTCTACTCCAAATCCAATAGAAATTGCAACACTTGAGTCTAAGTATCAAGGATTTAACATTTATGCGAGTATTGAGGATATTGCTTATGATGTCAAGCAATTCTCTGAGATGATAGTAGTACACAATGGTACAAATGCGTATGTTTCAGAATTTGGTGTGACTGTAAATGATGAAGATTATGAAGAGACTGGTATTGGAACCTTTAGTGCTTCTGTAGATTCATCTACAAAAGAAACCACCATATCTTTCCATCCCTTAGCTGCTACAGGAGCAGATAGAGAAATTGAAGTTAGACTATTAATCAATTCATTGGGTCCAGTTGATCTGGGTATTTCTACTAATAGACTTCAGTATGTAAGTGGAGAATTTAGTACTCTTTATGGAGATTATACTGGAACAGAAAATGACGTTAAGAGAAGTTTTGAATTAAGACATCAAGGTGATTTAATCTTTGAAAGAACATTTGATGCTTCTGCTTTAAATACATCTGTTTCTACAGAGGAAAATGTTCTAATTCTTCCTAATCATTTCTTTGTAACAGGAGAATTAGTTAAGTATACTTATGATCCAGAAGAAGACACTGCAATTGGTATTGAAACTGCCTCTGTTGCTGGAATTGGAACTACTGATAAACTTCCAACAAATCTTTATGTAATCAAAGTTAATGATA